AGTGGGTTGTTACTTAGACATACAACAGAAGAACTTAGAGAGCTTATATTTAAATCTCAAGAGTTGTATCCACAAATTTGGAAAGGTATTAAATGGTACGAAAGAAAAATGCAGTGGGTAGCACCGTCAGGTGCAAGGCTATGGATGTCATATCTTGATAGAGATGAAGACGTTATGCGTTATCAAGGTTTAGCATTTAGTTGGATAGGTTTTGATGAATTAACACAATGGTCTAGTCCTTTTGCTTGGAATTATATGCGTTCACGTTTACGTTCTACAGCAGGTGATTTACCAATATTCATGAGAGCTACAACAAACCCAGGGGGTGTAGGACATCATTGGGTTAAAAAAATGTTTATTGACCCTGCTCCATATGGAAAGGCATTTAGTGCAACAGACATTGAAACAGGAGAAGTCCTTAAATATCCATCAGGACATTCTAAAGCAGGCAAATCTTTATTCAAGAGGAGATTTATTCCTGCAAGATTATCTGACAATCCATACCTCTCACAAAGTGGAGACTACGAAGCAATGCTTCTTTCCCTTCCTGAACAACAAAGAAGGCAGTTACTTGAAGGGGACTGGGATATTAAAGAAGGTGCAGCATTTACTGAGTTTGACAGGAATGTACACGTTATTGAGCCTTATAGTATCCCTAATAATTGGGTTAAGTTCCGTGCTTGTGATTATGGTTATGGTAGTTACTCAGGAGTTATTTGGTTTGCTGTATCGCCTGCTGAACAACTTGTGGTCTATCGTGAATTATATGTATCAAAAGTTTTGGCTACAGACTTAGCTGACATGGTGCTAGAAGCTGAAGCAGGAGATGGTAATATTAAGTATGGTGTATTAGACTCAAGTTTGTGGCATAAAAGAGGTGATACAGGTCCTTCATTAGCAGAACAAATGATTACTAGAGGATGTCGTTGGAGACCTTCTGATAGAAGTAAAGGTTCAAGAGTAGCAGGTAAAAACGAAGTGCATAGAAGATTACAGATAGATGAGTTTACAGAAGAACCTAGATTAGTATTTTTTAACACATGTACTAATATAGTGTCACAATTACCATCAATACCTTTAGATAAGAAAAACCCTGAAGATGTTGATACAAAAGCAGAAGACCACTTATACGACGCATTAAGATATGGGATTATGTCAAGACCTAGATTTAGTATATTTGATTATGACCCACATGGAAAACCATCAAGTAGTATGCCAATAGCAGATTCTACATTTGGTTATTAAGGAAAATATATGGCTGAAGAACAAGAAATGGATATAAATGATAATGCAGTAGCATTAGAAGATACAGAAACTCCTGAAGATTTTCAAACTAAATCTGTAGTTGACTATATAAACGAAAGATATAAAAAATCAGATGACTATAGACAACAAGATGAAGATAGATGGTTAAGAGCATATAGAAACTACAGAGGTATATATGGACCTGATGTTCAGTTTACAGAAGCTGAAAAATCTAGAGTATTTATAAAAGTAACAAAAACAAAAACATTAGCAGCCTACGGACAAATAGTAGATGTATTGTTTGGTGGTAATAAGTTTCCATTAAGTATAGAGCCTACCGAGTTACCTGATGGTGTTGTAGCTGATGTACATTTTGACCCTAAAGCTCCTGAACAATTAAATGATGAACAGGGTTTAGAAAGCCCTTATGGTTTTAAAGGTGATGGTAAAGAATTACCACCAGGTGCTACTGAAAAATCATTAAAAGATTCATTAGGTCCTTTGTCTGAAAAACTAGCAGATGTAGAAAATTTAAAAGAAGGTGTAGGCTTAACTCCTACAGCTGTAACTTTTAGTCCTGCTATGGTAGCAGCTAAAAAAATGCAAAAGAAAGTACATGACCAATTAGAAGAATCAAATGCTTCTATGCATTTAAGAAGTGCAGCTTTTGAAATGTCTTTATTTGGAACAGGTATAATGAAAGGACCTTTTGCTGTAGATAAAGAATATCCTAATTGGGACGAAGGTGGAGATTATAATCCATTAATAAAAACTGTACCTGAAGTTACACAAGTATCTGTTTGGAACTTTTATCCTGACCCTGATGCACATAGTATGGAAGAAGCTCAATATGTAATTGAAAGACATAAAATGTCTAGAAGTCAATTACGTGCATTAAAAAAGAGACCATACTTTAGAGATAGTGTAATTGATGAAGTTATAGAAATGGGTGAAAACTATGTTAAGAAGTATTGGGAAGACGATTTAACAGACTATGCTCCTGACTATGGAATAGATAGATTTTCTGTATTAGAATATTGGGGTATGATAGACACAGAATTATTAATTGAACAAGGTGTAGATATACCTGCTGAATTAAAAGATACTGATGAATTACAAGCTAATGTTTGGACTTGTAATGGTAAGCTAATAAGAATGGTATTAAATCCATTTAAACCTGCTAAAATACCTTACATGGCAGTTCCATACGAACTTAACCCATACTCATTTTTTGGTGTTGGTATAGCTGAAAACATGGATGATACACAAACATTAATGAATGGTTTTATGAGAATGGCTGTAGATAATGGTGTGTTATCAGGTAATTTACTTATAGAAGTAGATGAAACTAATTTAGTGCCAGGTCAAGATTTATCTGTCTATCCAGGCAAAATATTTAGAAGACAAGGTGGCGCTCCAGGTCAAGCTATATTTGGAACTAAATATCCAAATGTATCTTCAGAAAATATGCAGTTGTTTGATAAAGCTAGACAATTAGCTGATGAATCAACAGGGCTACCTTCTTTTGCTCATGGTCAAACAGGTATTACAGGTGTAGGTAGAACTGCATCAGGTATATCTATGTTGATGAATGCTGCAAGTGGTAATATAAAAACAGTTATTAAAAATATAGACCACTATCTTCTTAGACCTTTAGGAGAGGGTTTATTTAGATTTAATATGCAGTTTGATTATGACCCAAAAATAAAAGGTGATTTAGAAGTTAAAGCTAGAGGTACAGAAAGTCTTATGGCTAATGAAGTTCGTAGTCAAAGATTAATGCAGTTTATGCAGGTAGCAGGTAATCCTGCATTAGCTCCGTTTGCTAAGTTTCAATATATAATTAGAGAAATAGCAAAAGCTCTAGATTTAGACCCTGATAAAGTTACAAATAATATGGATGAAGCTGCGTTACAAGCAGAGCTTATGAAAGGTTTTCAAGCTCCTTTACCTGAACAACAGGGTATGGTAGCAGGTGCTAATCCTGCAGACCCAACAGGAGCAGGTGGAGGAACTATAGGTACAGGTCAAGTGCCTTTACCACAAGAACAAGGATTTACAGGAAATAATGGACAAGAGCCTACTCAACAAACTGAAGCCACTGGTCAGCAACAGCAACCTTTGGCAGGGATTCAGTAATTATATTGATGCACTTATAGAACAACAGCATAAGACATTAGAACAATCAGATAATATATCAGCTATAAATAGGTCACAAGGGTCTATTATGGCATTTAAAAGACTAAAACTACTTAGAGACGAGGTACTAAAAAATGGCTGAAGCTATGAAAGAACAAATGGAATTATTTGAAGATGGTGGATTAGAACAAGATGGTGGTACGGTAGACCCTGTATCAGGTAATGAAGTTCCTATGGGTTCATCACAAGAAGAGGTTAGAGATGATATACCTGCACAATTAAGTGAGGGTGAGTTTGTATTTCCTGCAGATGTCGTAAGATTTATAGGATTATCTAAGTTAATGAAGTTAAGACAACAAGCTAAAGCAGGTCTTAAACGTATGGAAGATATGGGTCAAATGGGTAACTCAGAAGAAGCTATACTTCCTGATGATATACCTTTTGACATGGACGATTTAGATTTAGAAGATGATACTTTAGAATTACAAGAAGGGGGTATTGCTTCTAGAGCTGCAACACAAGTAGGCAATCCGTATGCATCTGATATAAATGTACAACAAGGTCAAACTTTTAAAAGTCAAGATTTTAATGTGCCTCCAATAGAAAAACCAATAGAAAAACAACCAATACAACCTTCTCCTACAGATGACTATGTATCTCCTATACAAGATGATACTCCTGTAGACGCTCCTGTAGACCCTTTACCTCCATTTGATGTTTTTGTACCTCCTGTAGCAGATGAATATAGAGAGTATGTAAATGATGAAGGTATTGTTATAAATGTTCCATTTTTTAGAGGTAATATACTTCCAGGGTACACAGTTCCTAAAGGATTTAGACCTAAAGAAACTGAACCTGTAGATACTATTGAAGATAATGCTCTTACAGATATAACTGAACCTGAACAAGATGATAGAGAAAGTAGAATAAAAAGACAAGAAGAAGAAGAAAAGCAAAGAAATAGAAGTTATGAAAATGTAGTTACACAAGTGATGGAAGAAAATAAAGGTTTAACTCTTGATGAAATAAAAAAGAAAATAAAAGATGGAGAAGCTACTATAGATATTTTTGGTAAGAAAATAAAAGCTCCAGGATTTTTATTTGATGAAAAAGAAATTGAAAATGCGTATAATAGAACCTTAACAGGTAGATATTATCAAGATGAATTAGATACGGATTATGGAGATGATTCTGATAGAGATAGAGGTACAGCGTTTGATGCTAACTTTAAAGCTAAACAAAAAGCTGAAGCTCAAGCAAAAGCCGAAGCAGAAGCAGCAGCTTATCAAAAATCAAGATTAATAGCTCAACAAAAAGCTGAAGAAGAGTTTGCTAAAAAAGTTGCAGAAGAAAAAGCTATTGAAGAAGGTAAAAAATTTGCAGCCGAGCAAGAAGTCGAAAGAAAGAGAGTACAAGCTGAAGCAGAAGCAACAGCCGCAGCTAATCGTGCAAGAATAGCCGCTGAACAAGCTGCTAAAGAAGCTGCTAAAACAAGACAACAAAGATTAGCCGATGAAGAAGAAAGAGATAGAAGACAAAGAGAAAGAGATGAAGCACAAGCCTCAAGAGAAAAAAGAACAAAAGAACAAAAAGCAGAAGTCGCTAAGTCTAAAAGAGAAGGTGGGCGAGGATACGTTCGTGCTAAAGGCGGCATAATAGAAAAACCTAAAAAGAAAATGAAGCGTGGTGGAGTAGCTTCTAAAAAATAATCCACATATTGTTGGCTACTCACACCCCCAAGTGGCTACTATGACCCCAACAAAGGAGAAGAAAATATGGCTGAAGCTATAGTACAGGAAGCAACACCTAAAAAAGTTGCATTTATGTCTAAACCAAAAAATGTAGAACAGAGAATAAAAAAAGACGAAGAAGAATTAAAAAAACTTATGGAGCAGGAAAAAGAACCTGAACCACAAAAAGAAGAAGAGAAGGTTGAAGAAGAAGAACCAAAAAATGCTGAAGAAAAAAGTTTTAAAAAGCGTTATGGAGATTTAAGAAGACACTCTCAAAAGCAAGCAGAAGATTATAAAAAAGAAATCGACTCTTTAAAAAAACAATTAGACTCTGCAACTAAACAGGAAATTAAATTACCTAAAACTGAAGAAGAAATAGAAGAATGGGCAAAAAAATATCCTGATGTAGCAGGCATAATAGAAACAATAGCAATTAAAAAAGCTACAGAGCAATCTAAAGAATTAGAAGAAAGAGTAAAAGCTATTGATGAAATGCAGTCTAATGTTACTAAAGAAAAGGCTGAAGCAGAATTGTTAAGACTACATCCTGATTTTGCAGAAATAAGAGATACAGATGAGTTTCATGAGTGGGCAGACGAGCAGCCTAAATGGGTTCAAGATGCTTTATATGAAAATGATAATGATGCAAGGTCAGCTGCTAGAGCAATAGATTTATATAAAATAGATAAAGACTTAGTTAGTAATAAAAAAGTAAAAACAGATAAAGAAGCGGCAAAGTCTGTAAATACTAAATCTTCTAGAAATAAACCTTTAGAAAATGAAAGCTCTAACTATTTTAAGGAATCTGACGTACAAGATATGTCAGCTGAAGAGTACGAAAAAAACTCCGACGCAATAATGGAAGCTATTCGTGCTAATAAATTTATATACGATATTTCAGGAAATGCAAGATAAATGCTTGACAAAGCTAAAATATTGTATATAACTATATAATATATATTAAACTATCCCTATGTTATAATACATAGCTACGTAGTTATAATACGCAGATATAAAGATATTAGACCTACTCTGTCTAGTAAAAGCCCAAGTTTGCAAAGTACAAGTAAATTTGCACCTTTGAAAAATAGACCCCTCAATAAACTAAATATTTTGCATTTGTTTGTAGTATAATTAAGGAGAAATACTATGGCGTTTAAAACAGCTGCTGGATATGGTAATCTTCCTAATGGTAACTTCTCACCTGTAATATATTCGAAGCAGGTTCAACTAGCATTCAGAAAAAGTTCTG